ATAAAATCTTCTTGCTTTCAATAATTTTTCACGTAAAGAAGGCGCCAACCTGTAAATGTATGCCTTTACAGGAATCTTATAAAGTTTTGAAAATTTCCTGTCAGAAGACAGTAAAATTTCTAAACCTAAGATGGCTCTCATCAAAAGATCTCTTCTGAAATTCATCTTATGATATCTAGCACAAACTTGATCAACTAAAATATCAAGATCAGAATTAACAAATAATTTTACCATCAAATAATAATTACGTCTAAATTCTTGTAGATGGTTATAACAAGTCAAGTCATTACGACAAATTTTCAACAACATTTTCACAGGGTCAGGAACAAAATAGTACATACCGAAATAATTACGAATCAAAAACTTTGAAGCAAAACATACAGAATGTTGAGTTGGTTCCAGCTTAACATAATAATTAAACCGTTCAGCAAACATATTAGTATCATTACTTATGTCAACTTTATCATTAACTACTATCAAACTATCGTCACCACCAAAAACACCACCATAATAATTCTCCAAAGGATAAGAATATGCTAAAGCAGCCATTAACACAATAGTATTTCCCAAAAACGTAAAAACATCACCAGATCGACGCTGATAATGTGTTGTAATTTTTACACCGAACTTTCTACTTTTCAATTTATTAACCAAGTGAGCCTTATACCATAATTTAATAAAATCTTGATGAAGACCGAAACGTCGAAAAATTTCACATTGAATTTCTAAAGCTAAAGATTCTTGCGATTTATCAAACTTTGAAAAATCAGTTTCCAAAAATTGATGATCACCTTTACTACATATGGTATTGATAAAACAATCCAAATGTTTAATATTAATACCATCGTTAATCAAAAATTGACTTTTCAATGCATATTTCAAATAAAAATCAACCAACTTAATAAAAGGTGTAAAAGCCACAGATAATTCATTATCCATGGCTGTAATTATTTGAGCAGCAGGTTCTTCAAACAAATGACTACCATCAAGTTTCGGCTTAACTTTAACTTTCATGTGAACATCATAATTAACCAAATTAGCATCAATCAAATAATCAACAGTTTTAATTCCCAACATATTCTCAATAATTCCTTTAACACGATCATTACGAGAATACAACCATTCATAAACATCTGCAGTAGTAGGTAACACCTTAATGCTTTTAGCTTCTTCTAGTTTTTGTTTATCAACAAAAACATAAAAGAATCTATCAACAATATTTTGTACATCCTTACTATCATGAACAACATTCATCAAAGGTGGATCACGATTACGCTTATTCAAAGAATAATCTAATGAATAAATATCATTAGGTATCTCAATTTTTATAGGACTCTGTAAATTACATTGAATAAATGGTGTACGTTTAATATTAGCAGCAGCAATAGCTTTATTAAAAGCATTAGGATTATAAATCTCATCACTCTGAAAATGTAGTACCCTACGTTTAGCTTCGATAATTTCATCTTGTTCAGCTGTTCTATGAGGTATAGAGAACAAAAATGCCTCCACAGCAGCTAAATAATTAAAATTATTTTTAGGTAATTTAAACACAAATGGATTACAACACATAGCACAATTATATTCAATAAAACTCAACTTAGTGCTATACAAATAATTTAAATGCGATTTTGGAAATTCAGTCTTTTTTAAAAATGAGTTAACACAAGCACCACCAAAGGTAGCAATCATAGGACATGGCTTAAACTTTTGAGTTTGATAAACATTAAACTCTTCAAAATTGCTAACTTTAGTACCTTTCAATAATTCAGCAAAAGTATCATTAGTATCAATAGTACAATATTCCAAAGAATCTGTATGTCTTGATAAAGCAACAATTAAATGAGGTCTAGATTTAAAAACAATATTGTCCTGAGGTAACAACCTAACAACTACAACATGCTTAAAGGTATGACCTTGAACTTCATGAACAGTATTAACACTTTTATTCTGAAAGTGTGTATTTAATAAAGATTTTTCATACTGTGTAAAAACAATGTACTTAAACTGCGGGTCATAATTCAGCTGTGCAATAGATTGAATTGATGTGACAAAAATGTCATCATCAATATGACGAACTGAAAATATACCATCTTCACCGTAAAACTGCTTTAACAACCGAACAGCATTGTTACCTAAACGATAACTTTGTGTTCTAAATGACATACTACGCTTGGGTATAACACCATACTTTACAGTATATTCCGGTAGACGCGCAGTATACGGTATTTGATAGTAATCACCATAACAAAAGACCTCTTTAACACCCAACATCGCAGCAACACATAAAATTTGACCATAGTGAACCATAAGACATTCATCAGCGAACATCCTGATCCTAGGTTTAGCACAATGCATGGTGACAGAGTCATAC